GTTCATACTGCTTGGGATTTGGGTCACACAGACGACACGTCCATATGGTTCTATCAAGTCCCTTATGGTGAAGTGCATTTCGTGGGCTGCTATTCTGCTAGTGGCTTTGGCATTGACCATTACATTGATTATGTACGTGACTGGTACAAGCGAACGGGAGCAAAAGCCGGATCCATCTTTCTACCCCATGACGCCAAAGCCAAAACCTTCGCTTCGGGAGGAAAGTCTTCCGAAGAGCAATTCGCCAAAGCCTTTGGCTGGGACAAAATCCGTATAGTGCCGATGCTTTCGGTACAGGATGGCATCCAGGCGGCGCGGGAAATGCTCAAACGATCCTATTTTGATCTAGAATGCGAGGATGGATTAGAGGCGCTGGCGCAATATCAGCGGGAATGGGACGATAATAAGAAGGCATTCCGGGAATCGCCTAAGCATGACTGGACGAGCCATATTGCCGATGCCTTCCGCATGGCAGCGGTTGCGTATGCCGAGGAAGCCAAGACCAAGCCCAAGCCGGACCCCAAGTTTCCGATGCAGCAGAGCATCAATGACCTTATTGCAGCGCAGCGCAAAAAGCGCATGAGCCAGGAGTAATAATGCAACTGAATTTCGCCACCTATACGACCGCAGCGGCTGTGACGCCAAGCGACACCAATGCCCAATCGTACCGGGCCCTCTATGTCGGCGGCGCAGGCAACGTGGCTGTGCAAACGGTAGGCGGCAATACAGTGACATTCACTGCGCCTCCGGTTGGCACCGTTCTCCCGGTGGAAGTGCAAAAGGTCATGGCTACCAATACGACCGCAACGCTGCTGATCGGGCTCGCATAAATGGCCAATTCTATCCCTGACGCAACGGTCAATAGTGCCGAATCTCCGGCCGATTTCGGGCGCGGGCCGGTCGGTGAGGTTCGCCGTTGGGCCACGGAGATCCAACTCGCCGAAAGCCAGTTCCGCAAATGGCGGGAGCAGTCGGCGAAGAATTGGGATCGTTATCGGGCGCGAGACAAGCGCAAGAACAGCTACAACTCGCTGTACGCTAACACTTCTATCATTTTCCCGGTCATCTACAATACGCCACCGGCTCCGGACGTGCGCAAGCGCTGGGGCAAGAAGGACAAACTGGGCGGATGCGTATCCAATGTACTGTCCCGCGCTATCACGTTCAATCTCGACACGACGAACTTTGACCGCCAGGTGCGCATGGATGTGCTGGATATGCTCATCTGTGCGCGGGGTATCTCGCGCGTGCGCTATGTGCCAAATCTGGTGCAAGTGGGCGATGTGCAAGAAGTGGGCGCTGAAGCCGAGGAAACCAATTTCGAGCATGAGGCCCAGCAAGGTGAGTCGTTCGAAGAGTTGGAGTGGGAATCGGCGCCGATTGAGCACGTGCAATGGGATGAGTATCTACATGGCCCGGGCAAGACTTGGGATGCGATTCAGTGGTTCGGTTTCAAGCACAATCTGACCCGCCAGCAACTGGTGGATCGTTTCGGCGAAGAGGTGGGGCGCGCGGTCCCGCTGGACTCGGGGCCGACGGCTGACGATCAGAAGAAATACGGGGATGACCAGACCTTCGAATTGTTCCAGACAGCTTGTGTCTGGGAAATCTGGGACAAGGACACGCGCGAGGTGCTGTGGATCAATCTACAGACCCGCACCGGCCCACTGAAGACAGAGGATGACCCCTACGGCTTCGAGCAGTTCTTCCCGGTGCCTGAGCCGATCATTGCCATTGTTGATAGCGACATTCAGAGCCCGCCCAGCCTATTCGAGCAGTACCAGGAGCAAGCGGACGAGCTTGATCGTATCTCAGGCCGGATCAACCGCATCACCAATGCCATCAAGGCGCGGGCAATCTATGACCCGGCGCTGGGAACGGTCATTTCTGAGTTGTTCCGGGGTGAGGACAACGACCTGATTCCGGCTGACCAGAACATCCGACAGCTCGCGGAAATGGGCGGCCTCAAGAATTCGATCTGGTTCGCCCCGATTCAAGAAATGATGAATGTGGTTGCTGGGCTCTATGCAGCCCGCGAGCAATGCAAATCCGTCATTTATGAGCTATCCGGCATTTCTGACATCATGCGCGGATCGACCGATTCTCAGGAAACGCTAGGCGCGCAAAATCTGAAGGTGGCATTCGGTAAGGGTCGCGTATCGGATATGCAGCGCAATGTGCAGCGCTATATCCGCGATCTGATCCAGATGCAGGCTCAGGTGATCGGCAAGAAGTTCGAGATTGACACGCTGCGCCAGATGACGCAGGAGGACTATCCGACGAATGCCGAGTACACCGCGAAGATTGCGCCGCTGCTGATGCAAGCAAAAATGGCGCAAATGCAAGCCATGATGACGGGCCAGCCTGCACCGCAAATGCCGCCGATCCCGCCAAAGCCGACCACTTGGGAAGACATCGATGCAGTGCTGAAGTCGGACGTGATGCGGACATACCGGATTGACATCGAAACCGATTCGACCATTGCCGCCACGCAGCAGGAAGATTTGGAACAGATGACCGGGGGATTGACGGCTGTCACCACGGTGATCAAAGAATTGTGGCCGATGGTACAGGCCCAAGCGCTACCGCTGGAAGCCGCCAAAGAGCTGATTCTGGTGGTCTGTCGCAAGTTCAAGCTGGGCAACACGCTGGAAGATGTCTTTGATCAGATCCAGCAACCGCCGCCGCCGCAAGATCCGAGTCAAGGATTGATCCAAGGGCAGATGCAAATCGAGCAGGTAAAGGCTCAAGGCAAGATCCAAGAGAACCGCGAGAAGATCGAAGCCGAGAATGCGCAGCATCAGCAGAAACTGCAAGCGGATGCGCAGATGGAGCAGATCAAGGCACAGATGGACCAGCAGACGACGACTTGGACGCAAGAGATGCAGGCCCGCGAGAATGCCCATCAGCAGCAGTTGGAAATGCAACGGGATGCATCGCAGCAGCAATTCAACGCGATGATGGAGCAAATGCGTTTAGGCGCGCAGGCGGACCGCGATGCCAATCAGCAGGCTATGCAATTGATGATTGCGCAGATGAATAACGCGCGGGCGGTGGAAGTGGCAGAAATCGGCGCCGCCACCACGCTCACCACAGCGCAAATCAGTTCGGCGAATATGGCATCCGGGGAGGAATAATGCCGTTTTACACTTGCCATTGCAAACAGTGCGGGGAATATGAGCAGATTTATCGCCCGATTGATCGCCGCGACGATACTCCTATGCATTGCGGCCAGGCGATGCAGAGATGCGTCGAAGCGCCGGCAGTTCAGGTCGATATTGGCGGCTACACCTCCCCCATTGACGGCCGCTGGATTGAGGGAAAAGCGGCGCGCAAAGAGGACATGAAGCGCAATAACTGCCGCCCCTGGGAGGGTATGGCGTCCGAGAAAAAGGAAGCGGTGAAACGCGCGGCGGAAGCGGACAAGAATTATGAGAAAGGCGTAGAAGCTGCGGTTTATAATACCTACAACAATATGAGCGCCGAGAAACAGCGCGCAATTTCCCAAGCGTAAGGAGTTTGACATGTCTAGTGTTATTGGCGGGATGGAGGACACGATCGCGCAAACCATGGCGCAAATTGGTTGGCCTGGCGCCGATCAGGTGCAACCGGAGAACGTCGAAGATGAGCCGGAAATCCAAGCGGCGGCCGAGTCTGCTGTCGATGACGAAGCCGAGGCCGACGCTAGAGCTGCTGGCACTGAAGACGGCGAGGCAGAAGGCGAAACTGGTGAATCGGAATCTGCGGAAGTGGCGGCTACTGCCGAAGAAGCTGCGCCCGAATATCGGCCCAAGTGGAAGAAATCTGCGCTCGCCGAGCTAGACAAACTCCCGCCTGAAGTCCAGCAAGCCTTTATCGCCGAGGACAAGCGCCGAGAAGAGAATTTCCATAAGGGCATCGAGCAATACCGCACCGGTCATTCTGCCGCCAAGGAATGGGAAGAGGTTATTAACCCATATCGCGCGACGATCGATCAATTCCAGGTGCCGCCGCAAGAGGCCATCCGTAGTCTGTTGGCGACCGATCATGTCTTGCGTTATGGCCAGCCGCAGCAAAAAATCGGCACCATTTTGCAAGTCCTGCAAAACTATGGTATTAATCCAGCAGATTTGGCGGCAATTGCGCAGGGGAATACCCAGCAAGAACCGCAAGATCCGCAGTATCAGGCTTTGAATCAGCGCCTGGCTCAATTCGAGCAAGCGCAATATCGCCAGCAGCAAGCGGCTGAACAAGCCCGGCAGCAGGCGGAACGCTCGCAACAGACGACGATTCAAAGCCAAATCGAAGCGTTCGCATCCGATCCGGACCACGAACACTTTGAACTCCTCAAGCCAATGATGGGTGGATTACTCCAAACCGGGCAGGCTAAGGATATGGATGAGGCGTATGAGATGGCAAAGCGTGCGCATCCGCAAACGGCACCAATTTGGATTGCTCAACAGCAAAAGCAAGTGGCCGATTCTAGGAAAGCAGCAGTAGCGAAGGCGAAGGCCGTGACTAACGTACGCTCCAACGGGCGCGCGAGCATGGGCAAGCCGACCACTGCGGCAACAATGGAAGAAACTATCCGGCTCACCGCTGAAAAGCTGGGCTTGGCTTAACTGAATGAGGATCTAAAATGGCATCTCCCGGCCAGAGCAATCTCTTTAACGCGTTCACTGAACTCGTTTCAACCACGTACCGCAATCACTCGAAGCAGGTTGCGGACAACGTTTCGCGTCACAATGCACTGTTCCGTCGCCTGACCGAGAAGGGCCGCGTCCGCATCGAAGATGGCGGCCTGTCCATCGTGCAGCCGCTGGACTACGCGAACAACTCGACCTATCAACGCTATTCGGGCTATGACGTGCTCAACGT